GAGATTTCAAAGGAGCAGCGGCAGACGCAAAGGCAGCGGTTACGGGAATCGGCGAAGAAATCAAACAGGTCTCGGCTGCACAGGCGGAGTTAACGCGGGCGACCCAAGAACTTGCAAGGGCACAAAACGCCGTAACAGTTGCAACGGCAAAGAATAGGGCGGAAATTGAACGCCTCAAGGGGGTTTCAGACGATACGACGAAATCCATTAACGAGCGTATCAAAGCGGCGGAGCAGGCTTCTACCTTGGAGGCTAAGTTGCTGGCGCAAAGGCTAGGCAACGCCAACACGGAACTACGTATCGCGAGGCAATCCCTCCACGGTAGAACCGCAAGCGTAGAAGAAGCCAAGAAACTCGCAGACCTCGAGGCAGAGGTTTACAACCTGCAAGCGGAATCCTCGACGTTACAGACGGAGTTACGCAATAAGCTGAACGGACTTCGGGCGGAGCAGAGGGCTGCCGCTGCGGAAAAGAAAGCACAGGAGGCTGAAGCAAAGGCAGAAAGGGAACAGGCGGCACTAGATGCCCAGGAGGAAAGAAATAAAGAGTTACAGGACCTCAAAGCCCTGAATTTCGAACTACAGAAGCGGGCGCGTTTAATTGGGGAGGCAGCGCAAAAACAGTTACAGACCCAAAACCAAGTAAATAAGCAGTTAATACAAGGCAATTACGACTATCTGAATACACAAAGAGAATCGGAAAATAATTACCTGCACGATTACGCGAATATCCAGAAAGACAAAGCAAAGGCGGCGGTTTCTTTTGCTACCGGAACGTTGGAGGCTATCAACGCGCTAAACGAAGCGTTTACCAAAGGAGACGAAAAGAGGGCCGAACGCAACTTCAAGATAAACAAGGCTATTTCTATGGCCTCTGCGATTATGAATACCGCCGAAGGTGTTACCGCAGCCCTTACCGATAAAACCCAGCCCTCGACTATCCTGCGAATTATTCAAGCGGCATCCGTGGCGGCTATGGGTATTGCACAAATTGCAACGATTAGCAAACAGAAGTGGCCACCTTCGGACGAAATGGCGAATATGAACACGGCCGGAGGAGGCGGAGGCGGCGGAGGCGGAGGTCCGCAAGCCCCGCAGATAGACCTTTCGTTTATGAATGGAAGCCAAACAAGCGGATTCCGGAGTTATGTACTCGCCTCGGACGTTTCAAACGCGCAACAAGCGAACCAAAAGATAAAAGAACAAGCTAGCCTAGTAGGATAATGGAAATTTTCGAACTCGTAATCGACGAACAGGCCGACGCGTACGGCATTCAGGCAATTTCTTTGGTGGCAGAACCTGCTATCGAAGCGGACTGGGTCGCCCTTTCTACCCAGTACAACTTCCAAACGACCGACAAAGAACGGCGCGTGGTTATGGGTCCTGCTTTGATTCCAGACAAACCTATTTACCGGCGGAAAGACGAACAGGAATTCCATATCTGGTTCTCGAAGGAGACCGTACGCAAGGCGATGGAACTCTATTTCAAGGCAGGCAACCAGAACCGCGCTACCCTCGAGCACGAAGTTCCCTTAAATGGAACTACGGTAATCGAATCGTGGATTGTCGAAGGGGAACAGGACAAAAGCCGCATGTACGGTATGAATGTTCCACGTGGAACGTGGATGGTTTCCATGAAAATCGATTCCGATGCTATCTGGCAGGAATGGGTAAAAGAGAACCGAATTAAAGGCTTCAGTATCGAAGGGATGTTCACGCGGAAGGTGGACCTGTCGGCGGATTCGTTCCTAGGAGAACTCGAAGAGATTCTAGAGGACGTCCGCACGGAGGTTGCTTCTGTCAAGAAATGACCTTGCAAATGGTTAAACCCTTAAACCCTATAACTCAATGAACATTAACCAAAGAGTTGCGGCCCTGTTTTCCAAGTACAGCGCTATGCTGTCGGAGGAGAAGGTCGCACTGGCTACTGCCATCCTCGAAGGAGGGCAGGAAATCCAAACCGAAGCCGAAGAGTGGGCTATCGGCGTTCCCGTTTTCGTCGTGAATGACGAAGGGGAACAAATCCCCCTCCCGGACGGAGACTACACCCTCGAGGACGGAACGAAGTTCGTCGTAACGGATGGCGCTATTGCAGAATGGATGGCCCCGGAAGTCGAGGAGGTGGAAGAGGCGAAAGAAGAAGAGGAGAAGATGAGCGAAGTTCTCACCCGCGAAGAAGTCCAGTCTATGATTTCGGAGGCTATCAAGTCGATGAGTCAAGAACTGAAGAAGGTTTCTAAAGCTATCGCAGAGCGCGACGCGCAAATCGAGAAACTCGGAAAGACGGCTACCCCGGCAATCCGTAAGGCCCCAGTTCAAAAAGAGGTAAAACCCCTCAACCTTTCTAACCACTCCGTAGCGGAGCGTGTTGCAATCATTCAAAACCACTTTATGCAGTAATCATGGCAGATGCTTCAATCACCAGTAACTACGTAGGGAAACAGGCGCTTCCCTATGTAGCCCCCGCGATTCTCGCCGCAGACACAATCGCAAACAATTATGTTACCGTACTGAACAACGTCCGCGGACGTGCTCAACTGCGGAAGTTCTCCGGTAGCCAAATTCAGGCCGCTACTTGCACGTTTACGACGGGTACGGCTTTGGCTTTGTCCGATGTGGCTCTGTCTTTGACGGACCTTCAGATTAACGACCAAATCTGTAACAAAGACCTCCACATGGCGTGGGAGTCTGAGCAGATGATTGGCGCTGCTGCTCCGGCTCCGGCGGATATGAAGGCAGGCGCTGCACAGTACGTCGCAAAGCGTGCCGCAGAATCTATCGAGTTCAACATCTGGCAGGGTAACTACAACATCGACGCTGGTACGGCGACGGGTGCTACCTATACCGCGTTCAACGGTCTGCTCCGTCAAATGGTTTTGGCTTCGCCGACCTACGAAGCAAACTTGACGGCTGCCCTGACTGCTGCGAATATCCTTTCGAAGTTGGAGTCTTTGACCACTACGAACTGCCCGCCGGTTCTCCGTGGCGACACTACGGCTATCATTTACATGAGCCGCGCGTCGAAGTCTTTGTACTACTCCGCTTTGGCTGCTACGTACAACCTGCCTTACCTCGCAGAAGGTATGGCCGACAAGTACGCAGGTCACACCGTCGTTTGCCCCGGCGGTTTCCCGAATGACACGCTTTTGATTTCGCGTGTTGAGAACCTGTACGCAGGAACGAACCTGCTGACCGACCTCACCGAGGCCGCAGTTCTCGACCTCATGGGCGTGACGGGAGACGACGTTACCCGCGTTATCATGAAGTTCGCTTTCGGTACGCAGGTAGTAGACCACGATTCGTACGGCTTGCTCCGTCGGACCACCTAATAGAAACCCGATAGAAGGAGGGGGCTAATAGCCCCTTCCTTTTGTCTTTAATCCCAAAATCAATGGCTTGTAATATCACAATCACGGGACGGGGATACCCCTGTAAAGACGCTATCGGGGGTGTACGTCGCTTCTGGGTTAAGACTTTCGACCCAGACGGCTCAAACTGGGGGACTCCTTCGGCGGGTGCTCTCGCAGGTGCGGCGGAGGCAATTACCGTCTATGCTTTCCAGTTGACGAAGAACACGGCTTCGTTTGTCCAGACGATTAACGCGTCTATGGAAACGGGGAACGTCTTCTATTCTCAGGTTCTCGAGGTCACGATTCCAAAGATGGAAGCGGCCGTTAACGCCGAAATCGCAGACCTGATTAAGACGCGTCTTTGCGTTATCGTAGAAACCGCCAACGGCGAACGTTTGGTTATGGGTCTTCTGAACGGCGTAGACGTTACCGGAGGAACCATTACGGTAGGAGCGGCGGCCGCCGATATGCACGGCTACACGTTGACGTTTACGGCGGAAGAAAAGTTACCCGCTCCGGTCCTTACCGCTGTTACGAATATTACTTATACTTCGGAGACGTAAAAGGTTTGTTTTCTTGGTTAAGATAGGGCCGGGGTATTCCCGGCCTTTTCTTTGCTCTATGGTTAACGCTGGCATGGCCTGCCTTCCCGAACGGTGGCCCGCCTCCAAAGAGGCTATATTTTCCCTGAAGGGACAGGTACGACAGTTGTATATCTATTGGGCGGATGAGTCTTTCCCGCTCGATTTAGAGGCGGACTGGATAACGGTTACACACGGACCAAACCGAGGGGACTTCTCCAAGCTAGCACACGTGCC